CCTCGTCGCGGCGGACTTGGTGGGCCGCAGCGACCGCCGCAAGGCGAGGGTGCATAGCTCAGTTGGTAGAGCAGCTGACTCTTAATCAGCGGGTCCAAGGTTCGAACCCTTGTGCACCCACCATTTACATCAAGCACTTAGCCGAAGTCGCAGGCGTCATTTCGACACGACGTCACCGGCTCATTTCGACAAACCATCCTTCTTCGTTCTCGAATCCATGCGCTTCCGGGCGCCCGCTTGGCGTTGTTTCGGCGTCGCCTGGGCATAGCGCAGCAGGGCCGCCGTCGTCAGGTGACCGCTGAGAGCGCGTAGCTGCGCGTCGGTAAGATCGGCCTCGGCACCCTCGACGTTGCCGCCGTGGCGCAGGCCCATGAACTTCACATCGTGGTCGATCCCGGCCGCGGCGCGGATCTCCGCCACCTGGTGCCGGAAGTAGTCGATTTGCCAGGGCAGGTGGACCTTGCGCCGCCGGTCAGCCGTGTCGCGCGTGATGATCAGCGTCCCGCGGCGCGGGGCCGTATCGAGGCGCATCATCAACTCGGGCCAGAGCGCCGTGCCGTCGGTGTCGTACAGCGGCACCTCGACGAGCTCGCCGGTCTTGTGGTGGAACACCCGTGCAATGCCCGGCGCGTCGGGCGCGCGGTAGTGCGTCCACGCGAGCCGGGAAACGATGTCCTCCTGCCGCTGCAGCCAGAAGAACGCGATCATGGCCGCCGTGCCGATCGAGGCCTCGCCCGCGGCGTCGGCCGCCGCCACGAAACGCACGAGCTCGTCGTGGGTCACGGGGCGCGTCGGCTTGGCCTTGTAGGCGAGGCCCATCTTGGCGAACGGGTTGTCCAGCGGAATCTCGTTCGGCCTGTCGCGCCGCGCAACGTTCCATGCGCGTTTGCACACCGTCATCGCCAGCACGGCCGTGCGGGTCCGCGGCGTGCCGTCGGTGCGAAGGCGCAGGCGATCATAGAGGCGGTCTGCTACGCCGGGCTGAATGCTCGCGACCGTCAGGCCTCCGAATCGCCGCCCGTCCTTCAGCTTGTAGTCGGCCACCAGGGAGAGAGCGGCGTCATAGCTCTTGCGGGTACGCGCCGGCCGATCGGTGAATTTCGGCGAGGTCCGGTAGATGCCGACGAGCCAGTCGAAGGTGCCGACCCGTGCCCTACCTTCGGCGACGGGTGTCGTATCCCGGGTGCGCCAGGCATCGAACTGCGGATTCAGGATCTCGTCGCACCGGCGCTTGGCCTCGGCGTAGTCCGTTCCCAGCGCCTCGCGCGCCACGGTGCAACCGGCCTTGATGGCCCAGGTCGGTGGGCCCCAATAGTAGCCCGTGGCGCCTGTAGCGAGGCGCCGGGCTACCATCAGCTTCGGCCAGCCCGCGGGCTTGCTTCGGGGCATCAGATCAGCTCCGCCACATCTTCCGCGAGCAGCATCCGCTCCATGGCGAGTCCGTGCCGCCGGGCGATGTCCTGATCAAGCTTGAACCGATGCCATTTGGGGAGACAGCCCCGCTCGCGACGGGGCCGGCCGTAGACACCACGCTCCACCTTCGCGAGGAAGGCTTCTACGCTCGGCTCGTCGCAGTAGCCGGCCGCTGTTTCGGCCCGCATCTCTAGCGGCCAGGATCCGAGGGGGCATGTTGCGGGGCGAACCGTCATGCAAGCACCGTCTGGTAGATGAAGGCGACGTTGGCGGGACGGCTCGCCCGAACCGTTCCCGTGATCAGTGCGTTGCTCGCCAAACCGGAGAACGACACATGTCCGATCTGACCGCTTCGAACCAGAACTTGCCCGAGACGAGCTACGATCAGGCGCGGGGCGAGCGCGAGCAGCACCCGAAGCCTGACGTGGGTGGAGCGGCCGTATCCCCGCGCGACGCCGACCATGGCACGGTACGGGAGACCCCCGAGGGGCCGAGCGATCGGCCCGGCACGGAAGCCGAGGAAGAAGCGCACCGTCACGAGTAGTCGGCGGGCCCGCGGGCAGCGCTCGACACTAACGAACGCTGCTCTTTTGTCAGCGGAATGCACGTTGCTGCTCACAGTCGCCTTTCCTAGATCCGCCGGGCGCATTCCGAGATGCTTGTCTAGAAGTGGAAGGCATCGCTGCTGATTCGGTCGCCAACGGTGGCGTTGCCATCGTCGAACAGCTTGGCGTCCATGCTGACGGGGGCGCCGCGATCCGGGTGGAGCTTGTAGACTGCGGAGATCGCCTTCTTGCCGGCGGCGGCGAGTTGCTCGGGCTTCACCCCGCACTTGCCCTGTAGGCACAACTCAATCACGTCGCTCACGGCCTCAAGCCGGTATTGGTCGGGGTAGTTCTTCGCGACGTGCGTCTCAACGAGCTTGCGCAGCTCGCCCTCGCCGAGCGCGGCGACTTGCCGGATGAAAACTCCGTTGATCTTGAGACGGCGCCGTCTTCTCTCACAACCCCTCTTGTCGCGCCCAGGCACCGGGAGGCCCTTACGAAGGAGGGCGTCTTCCTCAATCGTCCAGAATGGGCCTGTGACACAATTCGCCTTCAAGCCGAGCGTGTTGGCCCGCCGTCTGACCTCCTTAACCATCCGACCCTGCTCTGTGGCGATCTTGAGATAGTCAGGATGGTATTTCCGAATCATATCATCATCATGTTGCGTAAACCGATGGTTGCCTCGGCAGACCCCGTAGAGCTTTGCGCGCTTTCTGATCGCCTCGTAGCTCAAATTCGGAAACATGAGTTTGATGGCCTTCGGGTTTTCGAGGTATAACCTCTCGAAGACGATGACCATTTCCTCTCGGCTGTAAGGTTTGCCATTGCGGTCCACGGCGGAGACCTGTGGGTTAGTCACCCCACCTTTGATCTGAGAGATGGACCGCCTCAGCATCGTCACCTCCGCCTGAAGTTCCTCGACAGTCATCTTTGTTACAGGCTTGAACTTTGGCGCTGTCATAGCGGTCCTCGTGATCGGGGATGGAAGGGTGAAGAGCATCACCCCGGAGGATGACGCGCCCTTGAACCCACCGCCGGCAAGCTGTGCAGCTGCGCTGCGAGTAGCTTGTTGGCAGGGCACCTCAGCCTTTCATTGACGCTCCCGCATTGACCGGCGCCCATGCTGGGTTCTCACCCTCGGGCCCGAACAGTTCCGGCACGGCATCCTCCACGGTGCGGTAGAGCTCAGTCATGCTCTCGCTCTCGCGGTCACAAGCCTCGCTGCGATCCTCATCGGAGGGCAGGACGTAGTCTGCTTCGGCGTAAGCTTGGCCGGATAGGAAGCCCTGGAACACCATGTCGAAGGCGATGAAGCCGATATGGTCGCGCAGGGAATCGGGCAGGCCGCTCCACGCGGCGCTGACCTCGACGGGGCCGGGGATCTTCACTGGTCGCCCCCGTCACCCGCGAACAAGGTCGGCTCCTTTTCCTCAGCGCGTGCCCAGATCTCGTTGCAGGTTTGGTGGCCAAGCACCTCGTAGGCGGCCTGGATAAAAACGCGCCGTTTTGCGTCGACCTTCGACGCGTCCTTGGCGTGCGTCGCCCGGATGGCGCGCGCCTTCTCGGCCCGGGCGAGTTCGCCGATACGAGCCTGCAGGGTGGGCCTGGACCGCCGCTTTACTTTCAGCGCGCGCTCGGCCCGCTTTTTCCAGTCGCGGCCGTTGTGCGTGGACAGATCGATGTGATCGATCTGATCCTCGATCGCCAAGATGGTGGCATCGACCTCGGTCAGGATGAGGCGCCCCTGGTCGGCCGTCTCGATGTCCTCGATGCGGATTTCCCGACCATCCCGGAATCGGATCACGTTGATGCCGATGAAGTCGCGAGGTTCGATCGTGAGGGTGTCGGTCATGCCGGCACTCCGGCGCTGCCCCGCGAGGGAGTGAGAAGGCTCTGAGCGAGGTGTTCGCGGGTGAAGTCTCGACGTGGGCGGCGCCGCACCCCAGCGGCCGCCATGATCTGATCCACCATCTGTCGGCAGACCAGAGCCCCCTGATCCAGTTGATCAGTGCCCCACCATTCGTCGCACTCGGATGCGACAACACAGGCCTTCAGCGCGAAATCTCGAAGGGTGACCGCCGGCGTGCCTGCCAAAATTCGTAGGCACTGGTGGAGCATGCGCACGGCATGGGCGACACACAGTTCGCCCCGCTTTTTATCCTCGGATCGACCTTCCTCCGCAGCAGAATCGCGAGCATCGCAGGCTTCATCGTAGAACTGAAGGTTGGCCCAGTACTCCTCCGTCAGCCGCTCGATCTCGCCGCCTGCCGCCTGGGGGAAGTCATCGACGGTGGGCTTCGGACCAATGCTCCGCTTCCAATCCACGGGTGCATAGGCGAGCCGCAGATGATCGAGGTGGGCCGGCAAGGTGTAGTCGGATCCGAACATGCGCGCCGACATTCCGCTCTGAGCGGCCAGCACGCCCGCGACGCTGAAGAGGCAACGCTGCGTCTTTTCCAGTAGGGTCCAGACCTGCTCTTGGGACAGGTCCTCGCGCTCCATCGTCTCGCGCATGAACTGAATGCCGACCACGATTTGCGCCAGCGCTCCGGAGGTCGAGGTCGCGATGTGGAAGGTCATGGCATCAGCGAGCAGGTCCAGCTTGGACTGCGTGCGGTCCATCTCCCGATGGCGTTCGCCCTTCTCCGTTTCGGGCTCTTGGCTCACGTCGAGATCGTAGTGGTGGGCGGTGAGGCGCCCGATCTGCGCGCCGGTCCGAAAGGCCGGGCACGACTCAGCAGGTGTCAGGACGATCGGCGGTAGCTCGGCGCCGACTGCCGCAGGCGGTTCGGCGAGAAGGCGCGCAACAGCTTCGTCTGCCGCCTGATTATCAACGGTGTGGCGCGGGGCTTCCTGCGTCGGAGACACAGGTCTGCTATCAAGGCGACTGCCCTGTTCCATGGTTTCAGCTCCGTGGGGTTCGGGGAAGGCCCTCGTTGGTGGTGAGACACCGGCGGGGGCCGCTTCGTTTCGTGAGTTCGTCTAAGTCGCTACGATCTCCAGCCTTCCAGAAAATGAGTACGCATGGTGAACGAAGGTCGTTAAGAGACCCTGAATCACCGGATCACAGGATTAATGATTGCCGCGCTTACCTGTGCAACTTGTGCCAGTTGTCCAAGGAGCGCAGGTTCGCGATCCCTCGTCAAGGCGTCTTGTGCAACTTGTGCCAGTCGCGTATCTCTGTCGCATGGCCGACGAACTTAAAGACCAGCGCATCCCGATCATGATGTCCCCTTCCGAGGTGAAGGCGATTGATGACTGGATGTTTGCCAGCCGAATTAAGTCTCGAAGCGAAGCTGTTCGTAGATTGTGTCAAGTTGGACTTGCCGCATCAGAAGATTTAGATAAAGTCAAAAACAGTTTGCAACAGATAACTGATCCGGTTCTGAGGTTCGTCAAAGACAATGAAAGTAATGATTTCAAAAAACTTGGTGTACATAAACAACTTGAAATAACAAAATTTATCTTACGAGCGATACTTCTTAATATTGCCGAACCCGCAAAAATGATTGCCAATATTTATGACATCGTACATGCCTATAAAACCTGGGAGCTTCCTGAAGAGTTAGGATTTCAGGAAGGCAAGACAATTATAGAAGCTATCAATTATCTTCGCTCAAAGCAGGTTGACGAAGATAAGTTGGGATAGGTTCGTCATCCCAGTCGGGTGCATGACAAGCAGCCCTCCAGTAGATGATGGGCGGTCGGTCGATACGACTTCCACTCAGGCCTTGCCGTAGCATTGGTGGCCAACGGCCCACAGGGCGGCGAAGGCGACGACGGGGAGGAAGGGAAGGGCGTTGAGCAACACGGGCGGGCTCCATCGCTTGAGGCGATGAAGCCATGCATACCCGCATCCGCATGAAGCATCAACCCACATTCGGGTAAAACGGGTTAAAACGGTATTTTGTCGTCGAGGTCGTATGGCTTCCGGGGGCGATTGATCTCAGCAAGCCACTCCGGAAAAGATTCTCCAGTAAATCTAACCTCGTTGTGATTGCCGTCAAAAATTGTCACCAAACCCTTAGGTGTGACTTCGACAATGTAGTCATCATCTATGCTGAAACTTAAGCTGCCTTGATCAAACGCAATAGTTTTTACTAGCGGATGATTTGCTAGAACATACCCTGCTGCCTCACGCAACGACTTTAGAGAATTAAGCTTATCGAGTAATCGCGATGTGATTGTAAACAAATCATCGCGATGTTTCAATGAATCATCTATAAGACGACGAACGGCTTCATCATCAGAGGCTATTCCAATATCATTTTTGTATTCATTTATACGTTCAACGAGGTCGGCTGGCAAAACATACGTCGCGCGAACTAGATTGCTGGAGTTTTTTACTGGAGCCGGTGCCTTCGTTACGCCCGGAATTTCCAAATCAAGAGCGGCTGCGATCTCGGGGAGAATCCTCGAGCGGCGGGTAGCTCCGCTCTCAATCCGATCGATCGTCGATTGCGTCGCCCCGACTCTGGCTGCCAAGAACTCCTGGCTCCACCCTCGGAACTCGCGTGCTTCACGGATGGCTTCGCCGAAATCGTCGCTCATGACCCTATGATACCCGCGTTCGGGTAGCGAGTTTTACCCTATTGCGGGTAATGCGGAAACGGGTTAAGTGCATGGAATGAGCACTACCGATGAGCATCCGGTGATCCGACGGGCGATCGTTCATTTTCGATCGCAGAAGGCCATGGCCGAAGCAATCGGATCATCGCAGTCCACAATATCGCGCATGCTTCTGCGAGAAATACCAATAGCCGCTGAAGTCGCGGTAGCAATTCATAATGTAACCAGCGGCAAGATCGCTCGCTGGCACTGTCGTCCCGACCTTTGGGACACACCAGCAATAATGACTTCGCATTCGCATGAGGCCCGCCCCTGATGCGTTACTCACATACCGAGCTTCATCAGCGATTCTCCGATCGCTCCCACCATGGCGGCGGCCTGTCCGCCGCCCACTGCTCGCGCCTGGTTGTCCAAGCGGTTCGCCAACCGCTGCAGCATCTCGGTGCGCTCGCCCTGCGGCAGGACCCCAATCAGGTCCACCGCGAACACCGCCAGGGCGTCCGCCATCGCCTGCGGCGACACGTAGGTTCCGAGCGCCGCCACAGCGCCCGTCGCCTTTTCCTCTCTCACCAAATCAGCGTGCAGTTCGGTCGATCCCGCCAAGGCCACTCGAACCGCTACGCTGTTTTTGCCCTGTCCACCCACTCCGTTTCGCACCTGCTCATCTCCTCTGGTCGAGAAGCAATCGACCACAAAGGACTGCGCACATGCGAACAATCGTTGCTCGGAAATGGACAATGAGAACCGCCGCCGACACCTTGAACGAAGCCCATCCGATCGTCGCCGGACTCGTTGACCTGGCTCAGCGTCGTGCTGGGTCGCGGATGACCGCCTATCACGAGGTGGCACGCTCGATTGGGCAAAGCGCTTCCTGGGTGCGCAAGCTCGTTGGACGCCAACCAGTGGCCATCGAGCGCCACGTGTTCGAGAATATCGCCAACGCCTACCGCTCGGCATGTGAGCGGATTGAAGCCGAACGAGATCTTGAGCGCGCGCGTTTTATGGCGCTCGGAAAGGTGCTGCATGAGATTGATCCGAGCGGCCCTGCAGCGATGGGCATGGCGGAGCGCGGCAGATCGCCGGACGCGCGGCCAGCCTGTCCCGTGGTGGCTGATCCGGCTGACGGGGCATCGCGATGAGCCGCCTCAACAGCCCTGGAAGCCCCCTGATCCTCGGGATTGACCCCGGCCTTACGGGCGCCATCGCCCTCTACGACTTGTCGGTGCCCGGCGCTTCTACCGTTCATGACATGCCCGCGGTTCACAAGACCGTGGATTCGGCTGCGCTCGCCGCGCTGATCCGCGATTTGGCACCCGCCATGGTGGTGCTGGAAGAGGTCGGACCGATGCCGCGCGACGGCGTGCGGCAGGCCTTCAGCTTCGGCCAGTCCTACGCCACGGCGCGCACCGTCGCCCTGATGCTCGAGATCCCGCTGCACCTCGTCCGGCCCCAGGCGTGGAAGGGTTACTTCCGCTTGCCGGGCGGTGACGTAGGCAAGGAGCTGGGGCGCGCGCTCGCGCTGCGCCGGTTCCCTGGCAGCGCCAAGAGCTTCTCCTTGAAGAAGCACCACAACCGGGCTGAAGCCGCTCTGATCGCGCTGTACGGCGCGGAAAAGCTGCTCCCCGCAGGCTCGCCCCGCGATCTGGATCGGATCGGGGACGTGGCGCAGGCCGGGGGCGTGGCAGCTCCCGGCCGACCCGCCCTTCACCAGTCACCGAGCTCGATCGGGGTGCCGGACTGAACCCCGGCTTAGGTCCGCCATGCCTGATCTCCGCCCCGGTCGAGCCCGGACCCTCAGGAGCAGCAGCGGACGCAGAAAGGACAGATCATGGCGATCTCGTTGAAGGACCTCACGCACAAGAAAGCGCCCGCGCCCGCGCGGATCCTGATCTTCGGTCCACCCGGCATGGGCAAGACCACGGCGGCAGCGGAGTTCCCCGAACCGATTTTCCTCCAGACAGAGGACGGTTACCCGAGCGACATGCCGGACCCGCCGGCGCGGTTCGAGCGCGAGCAGCTCGGTGGATTCGACGGGCTGATGGATGCGATCGGCGCGCTCTATTCCGAGCCGCACGATTACTGCACCGTGGTGATCGACAGCCTCGACAAGCTGGAGCCCTGGGTCTGGGAGAAGACCTGCCGGGAGAACAACTGGGCGACCATCGAGACGCCCGGCTACGGCAAGGGCTACCTCGCCGCCGAGATGCAGTGGCGCGAGATCCTGGGCGGCCTGAACGCGCTCCGGCGCGAGCGTGGCATGGCCATCGTGCTCATCGCCCACTCGACCATCGAGACGGTCAACGACCCGACGACGGTGGCCTACTCTCGGTACGACATCCGCCTCCAGAAGCGCGCCGTCGCGCTCTTCCAGGACGAGATGGACGCCATCCTGTTCGTGAATCAGGACGTCACGATCAAGCACGACGACCCGAAGGCAAAGAGCTCCCGGTCCCGTGCCGACGGTGGCGGCAACCGCTGGATCTACGCGGCGCCCCGTCCGGCCTTCGTGGCGAAGAACCGCTTCGGCATCCCCGACAAGATCATGTGCGCGCGCGGCGAGACCTACGCCGAGCTCGCCAAGTACCTCCCGGCCCCGTCCGAGCGGACGGGCGAGGCCGTGGCGGCCTGAGACAACCCCTCAACATCCCCGAAGGAGAAACGGGACCATGGCAGACCTCGGCACATCCATCGACGTCGACAACATCGTACCGGAGCGCGGCGACTTCGAGCCGCTCCCGGCCGGCCCCTACACGGTGCAGGTCATCGAGAGCGACGTCATCCCAACCAAGGCCGAAACCGGCCTCATCCTGAAGCTCACCATGGAGGTGATGGAGGGCCCCTACGCCAATCGGAAAGTGTGGGCCAACCTCAACTTCAAGAACCCCAACGCCACGGCCCAGCGCATCGCGCAAGAGCAGATCAAGCAGATCTGCGACGCCGTCGGACACAAGGGACCGCTGAGCGACAGCGAGGTGCTGCATTTCAAGCCCCTGCGGGCGCAGCTCACCATCCGCAAGAGCGACCAGTACGGCGACCAGAACGACGTGAAGCGATACTTGTCGCTGTCGGGCGCGCCGCCGGCCGGCAAAGCCTCGCCGCAGCAGGCGGTCGCCGGGGCAGCGCAGAAGGCAGCGGCGGGCGGCGCCGGACGCCCCTGGAAGTGATGTAGCCGGAGCGGCCGGCGCTCGGAAGGGACGCCAGGAACCGGCCGCTCCACCCCATCCTCATCTCTGAAAACGGGAGACGCGCGATGCAGGACATCGAGCGCAAGGCGGAGCTATGCCCGGACCAGGGCGCTGCGCAAGACATCACCACGTCGGTGACGGCCAACAAGGGTCGGCTCACCCGCTGCCACTTCAGCCGCGCCGAGATCGAACGCGCCCTGGCCCAGGTGCTGGCCAAGATGATCGACGTCGACCTCCGGGCCGAAGGCGTCAGCTACACGACCGAGTTCGTGGTCGAGCGCACCCCGAAGGGTCTCATCGTACAGCGGGCCACCGTTTGCCTGTTGCAGCCCCTCCCCATGGATGGAGGCGTCGATGGCTGAGATGCCCCCGACGGAGACCGCGACCGTCGCGGCGATCTACGAGGCCTACGAGGCGCAGCGAGACGAGAAGGACCGGCCCTACCTCGGCATGTCGGGCTTCGGCACCGAGTGCGACCGTGCGCTGTTCTACGGCTGGCGCAAGGCGCATCCGCCCGAGGCCCTGGACGGACGCCGCATACGCTTGTTCGAGACCGGCCACCTCGAAGAGGACCGGATCGTCGACAACCTCCGCGCGGCCGGGATCATGGTCGACGCCGTGGACCCGGCGACCGGCCGGCAATGGGCCGTGTCGAACCTCGGCGGCCACCTGCGCGGGCACCTCGACGGCCAGGCCATGCGGGTCCCCGAGGCGCCGAAAACCAAGCACGTGTTCGAGGCCAAGACTCACAACGAGAAGAGCTTCAAGGCGCTGCTGAAGGACGGCGTGGAGGCGTCGAAGCCCGGCCACTTCGCTCAGATGCAGTTTTACATGCATCACACCGGCCTGACGCGCGCACTCTACGTCGCCGTCAACAAGAACGACGACGCGATCTATTCCGAGCGCGTGCGCTACGATCCGCTCGCCGCCACCCGGCTGCTGCTGCGCGCCGAGCGCGTGCTGCGGGCCGAGGATCCGCCGCCGAAGCTCCACGAAGATCCGACGGCGCAGGCCGCCTACGCCTGCGGCTGGTGCCCGTCGCGCGCCGTCTGCCACGAGGGCCAGTTCGCCCGCGTCCATTGCCGGACCTGCCTCCACGCCACGCCGGTGATCGACGAGGGCGATGGTGGTCGGTGGATCTGCGAGCGCTTCGGCCTCGACCTCACCTTCGAGGAGCAGATGCGCGGCTGCGAATTTCACCTCTTCCTCCCCGGGCTCGTGCCGGCCGCCCAGGTCGACGCGGACGAGTCGGCCGGCACGGTCACCTACGAGTTCGCCGACGGCACGACATGGGTGGACGGCGCCACGAATCCGAGGAGGGCGGCATGATCCTCCAGCAGCGCGCCTACCAGATCGAGACCATCCAGGCCCTGCTCGACTACTGGCGGGACGGCGGCGGCAACCCCCTCGTTGACCTCGCCACTGGCACCGGTAAGTCCGTCTGCATCGCCGGGCTGATCGACGAGGTGCTGGCCGAGTACCCAGACATGCGGGTGCTCTCGCTGGTCCACACCCGGGAACTCGTCGACCAGAACGTGAAGGCCCTCCTGCGCGTGCGCCCATCGGCGTCGATCGGCATCAACGCGGCCGGCCTCGGGCGTCGCGACACACGACAGCAGATCCTGTTCGCGTCGATCCAGTCCGTCTACCGCGAGGACGCCTACTCGCTCGGGCCACGCGATCTGGTGCTGATCGACGAAGCGCACCTTCTCCCGAAGAAGGGCGAGGGCATGTACCGGACCCTCATCGAGAAGCTGCGCGAGCGGGTCCCGGATCTGCGCGTCGCTGGGTTCACTGCCACGCCCTATCGCCTCGCCGACGGTCGCCTCGACGAGGGCGAGGGCCGGATCTTCGACCGCATCGTCTACACCTATGGGATCGGCGACGCAGTGGCCGACGGGTGGCTGGCGCCGCTGGTATCGAAGGCCACGCTCACCGGCATGGACGTGTCCGGCGTTACGCGCCGCGGCGGCGAGTTCGTCGAAGCAGATCTGCAGCGTGCTGTAGACCGCGAGGACGTCACGGAGGGCGCGTGCGACGAGATCGTCGCCATGGCCGGGCACCGCCGGTCCTGGCTCGCGTTCTGCGCCGGCGTCGAGCACGCCTTCCACGTTCGAGACGCCCTACGCCGGCGCGGCATCAGCTGTGAGACCATCACGGGCGAGACGCCGACGAGCGAGCGCGACGGAATCATCCGTCGTTTCCGCGAGGGGCGCATCCGCTGCCTCACCAACGCGATGGTGCTCACCACCGGATTCGACGTGATCCACGTCGACCTCATCGCCATGCTGCGGCCGACCCTATCGACGGGGCTCTACATCCAGAAATGCGGCCGCGGCACCCGGCCGGTCTACCCGCCCGGGTTCGACCCCAACTCTGCGACGCCCGAAGAGCGGGTTGCCGCGATCGCGGCCTCGAGCAAGCCCAACTGCCTCGTCCTCGACTTTGCCGGTAACGTGGTGCGGCACGGCCCGGTCGACGCCATCGCGACGGCAGCCGCCCCGGGCGCGCGGCGCGCGGCGAAGGCCGTCGACCCGGCAGTGAAGGTCGACACGGTCCGCGCCAAGGCGTGCCCGCATTGCCGGACGCTGGTCGACGTCGGGGTGTTCGCCTGCACCGCGCCCGGGTGTGGATTCGAGTGGGAACGCCCCCGACCGGCACACGAGGCCCAAGCCGACGCCGAGAGCATCATCATGACGGGCCAGCGCAGCGCAGCGCCTGCCCTCAAGGATCCGTGGTCGCCGGTGACGGGCGTGAACTTCGAGCGGCACCAGAAGCGCGGCGATCCCAACGCCCCGCCGACCATGCGGGTCGACTACGCGTGCGGCTTCATCGGGCACTCGGAATGGGTCTGTTTCGAGCACGCCGGACTGGCCCGCATCAAGGCGGAGAAGTGGTGGCGCGACATGCGCGGCAAGGCGCCGGCGCCAGCCACTGTCGATGAAGCAGTCGCACGATGCCGGGACGGCGAGGTGGGCACCCCCAGCGACATCGTCGCCCGCAAGGAGGGCCAATACACCCGCGTTGTCGGACGCCGCTTCAGCGAGGACGAGCTCGCCCGGGTGCGGGCCTACGCGCCCGTGCCGGTGGTCGAGCAGGAGAGCGCCGAGTGGTGGCGGGTGCTGGGCATCGCATCCTCGACGCATCGCGACGAGGTGAAGACCGCTTGGCGTCAGCTCGTGCGCCAGCACCACCCCGACGCCGGCGGCTCACTCGTCGCGATGCAGAACATCAACCGTGCCTACCACGAAGCCCTGGAGGCCGTCGGATGAACGACGTCGTCACCCGCATCAAGGGCGACCCGGAGCCGGTCATCTGCGGCGTCTGTCGGCGCCGGGCCTACGGCTACGGCTACGCCGGTCGGCAGGGCCGGGCGATCCTGTGGACCTGCGACGACCCTGATTGCTGGTCGGTATCGAGGAGCGTGTACGAGATGCCCAAGAGCAGTCTGGACGAGTTCGAGAAGGCCGCGCGCGACGACGCTGGTGCGCTGGCGGGCCAGTACCTCGACAGGATCGGCAAGTCCGACCTTGGGGCCCTCACGAAGGAGGAATGGCAGACATTCCTCCACCAAGTCCTCGTCGGGTTCGAGGACAGCTTGCGCCGTCGCTTCCTCGAAAACGCGGCGCCGTTCTAATGGCCGGCGGAGCACCCATGTCCAAACCCTATGCCCAGATCGGCGCCAAGCTGATCGAGATGGGCTACGTCGCGATTCCGATCATGCCGGGCACCAAGCGGCCGGGGAGTCCCAACCACGACGGAACGTGGCAGGGGCTCGACGACTGGCAGGCACGGTTCCGGCACCGACCACCGGTTGAGATCGAGATAGAACGGTGGTCCGACAGCAATGGTGGTGCCTGCGTTGTCATGGGACCGCAGTCAGGCGGCACCGTCGCGGCCGACATCGATTCCGACGACCCGGAGATCCGTGCCGCCCTCTTAAGGGTGCTGCCCGAGACCATGGTGGGTAAGGCAGGCCAAAAGGGCGAGACCCTGTTTTACCGGGCGAGCGCCAGCTTTCCGTCCCGCGCGTTCAATCTGCCCGGCCCCGACGGCAAGCTCTACCGTGTGCTGGACCTGCTCGGGCCCGGCAAACAGACCGTCCTGCCTCCCACGATCCACCCGGACACGGGTCAGCCGTACCGATGGACCCGGCCCGAGACCCTGGACGGGATCGCGCCCGAGGATTTGCCTTGGATCGAGGACGATATCGGCGACCGTATCGCCGAGGCGCTCAAGCCCTTCGGCTACGCCGCCGAGCCGCCCAAGCCGCCGCGTCGCGTAACCGAGGCCGGAGACGAGCCACCCCATCGCCGGCTGAACAACCAAGCCATGGCGGATCTCGGCGCGTGGGTGCCGGACCTTGGGCTCTACAAGGTGAAGCGCTCGGGCGGTGGATACCCCGCGGTCGCGACGTGGCGGCCGTCCTACGGCGGACGACCGCTGGAGAAGCGCAGCCCCAACCTCAAGATCCATCAGGACGGCATCCGCGACTTCCACGACGGCGACCGCACCTACACCCCGCTCGACCTAGTGATGTGCGCCCGCGAGCTTGAGCTCGACGAGGCATTCGAATGGCTGGCCGAGCGCGTTGGCTTCGGCGACGACCTCACCAGCGAGCTGCGGCCGCGCGCCATCGAGCAGCGCGACGGGGTCACCATCGACGCGGACACCGGCGAGGTGCTGAAGATGGTCGTCGCCTCACCGGGGCCGACGGGGCTGGGGGTAGACGCACGCGACTTTCCTGTCGAACACCTGCAGGTGCCCGGCCTCGTCGGCCGGATCGCGGACTGGATCGAGGCGACGTCGCCGAAGCCGATCCGCCTGTTCGCTGTCGCGTCCGCCCTCGTTGCCGTCGGCACCCTGGTCGGACGACGGGTCTATTGCGGCACGCCGCGCTCCGGGGCCCATCTCTACGTCATGACCATCGCCGGCACCGGTGCGGGCAAGGAGCGCCCCCAGGAGGCCGTGCGGCAGATCCTGGACGCGGTCGGTGGGCCTCGCCTTCATACGGCGGCGGCATCGTCAGCTGCGTCCCTGGCGATGCGGCTGGCTGAGCGGCCGGTGCAAGTTCAGATCGTGGACGAGGTGGATAAGATCCTGAGCCGTGTGGGGAACCGGAACGCTAATGCCCAGGAACGCGAGATGCTGCAGGACTACTGCACTCTCTGGGGACGGGGCATGGGCACTTTCATCCCGAACTCGACGACGACCCGCGGCGACATCCTGATCCACCGGCCCTGCCTGTCGCTCTACGGCGCCACAACCTTCGTGTCGTTCTACGAGCACATGAAGGCGAAGATGCTCGCCAACGGCTTCCTCAACCGCTTCCTCGTGCTTCCCCGATTCGAGCGTGTGAAGGCCCGCAAGATCGTCGCCCCGGAAGAGGTTGTCCCAGACGAGATCGTGGCCGAGGCCCGGCGCCTATTCGAGTTTCAGGATGCGCCGGCGCCCGGCGCGGACCCACGTCGGCACATCGCCGCCTCGACGAGTTTGCACGACCCGGAGCGGCCGCCGCCCATGGTGGTGATCGAGATGACCCCGGAGGCTCAGGCGATCTACGACGCCTGCCGCGAGCGCGACGAGGCAATGCTGGCGAAGTCCGACAAGGACCCGCTGTACGAGGCTTGGAGCCGCGCGGCCGAGATGACGAAGCGGGTGGCTTTGGTCATCGCGTGCGGGCGCTACGCCGAGGTAGGCCTGGACGGGGCCGCGGTCGAAGAAAGCGACATGTTGTTCGCCCGTCGGCTGGTGGACTGGTCCTATGGGCTGTTCGTCACCGGCCTGCGGGAGAACATGGCCGAGAGCGACCACCAGGCCAGCATGAAGGCCGTCCTGGCGTTCGTGCGCGGCGCGGAGCGACCAGTGACGCGATCCGAGCTCTACCGGCGCATGGACGGCCGTCTCGACGCGCGCCAGCTCGACGCCGTGACCAAGTACCTGACCACCAGCGGGCAGATCGAGGAGATGGTGGAAAAGACCACCGGTCGGCCGAAGACATTTTATAGGATAATGGCCGATATCAATTGAGAAGGCCCGTCCATCACCAGACGAGCCACAACGGTCCGCCACCCACAAAAATCATCACCATTCAAGACGCGAGATGAAAAACACTGCGGATGGTGGCGATATTTAGCTGTCTCTACTTAGAAATGTCTCTCTTGGATAAAAGCGCGACAGGGCGTCTTTTCTTTCATCGTTCGGCGTATATTTAAGCATTCGAAAATAATTAATATGGATATTTAGATCTTTAGATACTTCGGACAGCCCATTGAATCCCAATACCGCAATCTCGTAACTTGATAGCTGGCTGCGTAAGAGATTTCCATATCTGATTTTTTCGTCTTCTGTAAGTACAGTATCATTTTTTATACGGTGGCATAGTGTATAAAATACCCTAAAATAGGGGCCAAATGTGTTTTCGTATCTCTTATGAACATACTTGTCATATATATTTGCTGCAACCTCTTTAGTTACAGCCGTCCCCCCCCCCCCTGATCGATCCAATAGATAACTTCCCTACAGGCGTATCTCAAGGCAATAGACCCAGACTTGACCTGTTCGTCAGGATTTGAGTGATCTCTCACATATTCTTTGCTGTACCTAAAATTTAGTGACGCTCGAGATTCTCTGAAAAGGTATAGCAATTCAAAGAATGAAGTTTCAAATCTTTGCTTGTGCTGGTCAATTGCAATATTTCTATTTTGCCTAATCTGCATTACCAGAGTTGCAGCAATCACCGTGAAGCCTAAAGCCGCAAACAGAGCATTGAATGCTCCGAAGGAATCGCCCCAAACTCCGCGTTGCAAAACGTCCTCAGGCATTCCTACTAGATCGCGATAATGTTCGAGACCAATCCCCCATTTCTGCCAAATTATTACTATTCCGCCTACAAGAACAAGGAAGAGCAGCAAAGCCAATGTGCCTGCGATTTTGGTTGCGAACCGTTTCACCAAACACTCCCAACAAAGATCATTATCTCCCGTCGGTACCATAGGCCGGCAAGCTTGCAAGCCACATAAACGCTTTTGCTTTTGCAGCTGGGTACGCGTCGCGGAAACCTTCCTACCCCGCCTCGAGAAAGGTGGTGGCGGGTTATCACTGAAAATCAAAAAGGTTTTTCAGGGCGTGAGAAATCGGACCTAAGTCTATATATAAAAAGAAAAAATACTTTTTACCCTATATACCCTCTCTATCTCTGATCTCTCGATCAGACCCCTATTCTAGGGGGCTCTTTATAAGCGAACCCTTTTTACCCCGGCACGAAGGTCGGCCCAGGGTCTTGCCTCATCACGCAGGGTATGATCGTCGCCGCCACGTCACCGAACCCGATCCGGATCTCTTGCCACGGAGATCCCGATGACCCGCCAGACGACCCAGTGCCGTCGTGCCTCTACGGAGGCGCTGCGTTGAGCCGAGCCAAGGACAAGAGGCAGCGTGAGCGCGCACGGCGCCAGCGCAAGGAGCAGCGCCGCATCGAGCATCCGGAGGCTGTCGTCCAGGCCGCCCCCAGCGCCCGCAGCGTGGCTGATCCGATCTGCGGCGTGGCCTCGCCGACGATCGACGCCAGCCTGAGCTGGTACGTGGCCCGCACGATGCCCCGCATGGGTGAGCGGGCCCTGGAGGCGCTTCAGGCGGCCAAGGTCGTTACCTACCAACCTCGGGCATCCGAGGTCGTCGTGCGCCGTGGGCGCCGCGTGGTGCGCCATACGCCCATGCTGATCCGCACGGTGTTCATCGGGGTGGTCGACGGCGATCATCTCAATGAGGCGAAGGCGGCCCCCGGCGTGGCCGAGCTGGTCTGCTACCCGGCCCAGGACATGTCCACGCAGGGCAACATTGCCGGTCCCGTGATGGAGCCCGCGCGTCTCGATGCCGTTGGCCTCCAGCGGTTCGTGGATGCCATTGCCAAGGGTGAGATTGCGGAGCCCCTCGGCATCAAGGCGGGGGACGGCGTGGTAGTCACCAACGGTCCCTTCGCGAGCTTTCCGGCCGTGGTCGAAGAAATCCTGCCGGGCGACCGGCTCAGGGTCGCGGTGTCCATCTTCGGTCGCGCATCACCTGTGGAGCTGGGGCTTGCGGACGTCCAAACATCGTAATATGGCGCCGCGCTTTTGCCCCCGCTTACCTCCGCCTTCGGGCGTCGATGTTGAGCCCTGGGCGGAGACGGGTCACACCGTTTCTCCACGATGGAGGCTTGTGCCCTCGCCGCACCGTCTCACCGAGGAGGCCCCATGACCGGTCTCACCTTCTTTGGCGACGTTCTGCTCCAGCGCTTCTCGAACCAGCTGGGCGAGCTCGGCGCCCGCGCCCCTGTCGCTCTGGCTCGCGCCCTCAACCACACCGGAGCCAAGGCCAATACGGCGGTCATCCGCAGCCTCGTGATCCAGACCGGTTTGAAGCGTTCGACGATCGTGCGAGCCGTGAAGGTGCAGGGCGCCCGGCACGGCAATGAGCAGTTCAAGCGGCGGAACACGGACCGCCTGACCTACACGCTGACGACCAGCGGCGGCGATATCAGCCTGAAGTTCTTCAACCCGAAGGAGGTCAGGGGCGGTGTCTCCGCAGCACCCCGCGGGCGGCGCCAGATGTTCCACGGCACGTTCACCAAAGGCGGCCGCTTCCCGAACCGCAAGGGCCCGGTGATGGGCGGCCACGTCTTCACCAACGTGAGCCAGGGCCACGCCTGGCGCGGCAAGGTGCGGCTAGAGAACTCGGGGGTCTACATCCCCGACGAGATGCTGCAGGGCGCCACCGCCGCTGCCTTCGACCGGATCATGGGTAGCGAACTCGAGGCCCGGGTGAGCCACGAGATCGGGCTGCTGATGGGCATGCCAGGGCTTTGAGACGTGCTGGGTCGTTAGACCCAGCACGCTCATGCATCCGTCAGCTTAGTGCTGCCTGGTATAGGCCAGACCGCCAGAGGCGTGCCTGGGCGGATTGCTGCAACTCACTCCAGTAGGAGCATAGGGCGTAAGCCCGTCTGGACCTGTAATGGTGAGGCTGCCAAGCCTCACGATGTCCATGAGTTGGCGCATCGAGATAGGCTGATTTGGACTTGGTTTCCTGAGCGGTTTCATAGGGAACTCCTCTGTTGGTGCCCAGGATCACTATGGCACATGTGCCACCCTGGCCGCATTATTCGTGTGAAGGTCTAGGGCGATGGCCGCCGGCATCAATGCGAGCGCTCCACCCGCCCCGATGCCGCACCGCACCACCGCACCGCAGCAATGGGTCCTCCGGCCGGCCTGAGCCCGCTGCGGGCAGAGTTGCTCCCGATTTCTGGCTCCCTGCAGGTCCGATTTTCTAGGTGAACGGGCAAACGGAATGGCCGAACGCATCAGCCTGAGCGAACTCGCTCGGCGCCTCGGCCGTGCCAA